CACACAACAGCTTGTGAACCGAATCTTTGATAGATGTTTGGAACTCACGGGCGCAAAGAATGCGTAATTGATTCTGCGCTGCCTTGATCAGCAATGCCCTAGCAATGCCCCATGACTTAGCGCCACCCCGTCCACCATAAAGGACTTTGTAACGTGATGGCTTGAACAGGCACTCTAATTTGAGTGGGAATTCAGCCTTGGCTATTGCTTGCTGAACTTCAGACATAGGTGTTGGAACTCAATTTGGTCTTTGACATAGGTGCGTTGGAAAGCCAGAAAAAAACGCACATCGACATCCTTGAACGCTGACTTAACATTCCAACACGAATGGGTTGTCCCATGCGTCTTAGACCTCAGTAGGCTTTACAAAGCTGACCTGAATACCCGACAAGAGTGGCGCACCATCAGCACCCGTGATCTCTTGCTTGACTTGCTCACGATACTTCTTAGGAAATCGTGCCGCCATAGAACGTGACCAGATCGTTGCGTTGATCTTGTCGCTTTCTTTGTTCTCAATCATGTGGGTTTGGGCAATATCTTCCCACCATTGCAGTTCAAACTCTTTTGCCAACTCCAAGGCGTGTAAAAATTCTGGATTTTCGTCACGCCAGTTGTACAAAGTTTTAGTTCCAACGCCCAAAATAGCACCAATTGCTTCAGTTGACTTGCCGATTTTGCCTAAGGCAATCACTTCCTCACAATACTCAGGCTTATAGAGGGATGGGCGACCAACAGGGCGTTTTTCGGTTGTTTCAGTCATTTAGTTACTATTCTTGTTGAAAGCGTGTTTGCATTTTGGGTGACACCAAATTTACAGAAGAATTCTCATCCATCAACTTATACACATCTTGTAATGTTGCGTTTGGTTGGAATGGAGGCCTTCTGCCTAATTTGTAAGCAGTTGTAGCAGCGGCTTTAGATGAAACTTGTCCTTGCAATTCAGAAAAGTCTTTCATTGCTTTGTTTTGCAAACTTTGACCAATTCCTAATCCTCTGAATTTTTCAGGCACTTCTAACCCTAATACAGAAGCTGTGCCATCTGGCTTTACAAGGACTTCGATTGTTCCATTGCTTTTAGGGTCAAGATATTTAACTCGTTCAGCACCTTGACCAAAAATATCTGAAGCGTCTTTTCTTGTGACTTCAAATGATTTTTCTTCAGGTGAACGAATCATGGTTTCTCTAGTGGTGAAATCTTTGTTTCTACCTCTGTTGTCAATAAAACCAAATTGTTTGTAAAACTTGTTGAGTCTTGTTGGACTACCACCAAAATCTGATGATGGTGACAACCTCACTTGTTTGCCAGTTGAATCCGCATAATCTATCAAGTCTTGCATTACGCTTGACCCAAGGCCTTGATTCCTCAATTCTTGAGGGACAACAATCCTAGACAAATCAATCGCTTTTGGTGATTCAGCAATGTCTAAAGCGACATTTGGATATTTGTTTGCCAATGTTTTGCTGATCATTCCTATTGGGTTATAGGTTTCAGCCATTTGTTTGGCTAACGCCTGAGTCTTTGGCCCGTAGCCAATGCCTTCTTCCTCAGTCGCCTGATAAAGTTGATCACGGGCTGCGTTTGCCCTGTCCATGCCGTAACCCGCCATTTGCTGTAGGCTTGCGCCTGGGTTGCGTATGAAATCAGACCCCTTGCGTTTAGCGGAGTCGATGGCGCTATAAATGTCGGCTAGTGTTGGCATAGTGCCACTAATTTAATCGTTTTCTGTCGTTTTTTCAACAGAAAGCTGTTTTAGCCACGCTTCATTTTCAGCAATAGCGCCTGAAATGGCATGGAAGTTAGCCAACATTTGCTCTTTTTGCTTCTCTAGTTCAGCAATACGGGCTTGCAATTGTTCTTTCATTTTTTGGCAGTCTTTGCAGATTGTTTGAATGCTTCGGCTGTGGGTGCGCCTTTTGAGCCTACCTTACGCATCTTTTCCACAGGCTTGCCCTCGGCTTTTTGCTGCTTAATGCGTTCTTGTTTAGCGTGAATGTTGGCGTATAGCCCCTTGCTTGCCATGATCAGTCCTCCATTACAAAACAAACATCTTGCCAACTCATCTTAAGTAGGCGTTCGTTATTGTGCTTGATTTCCTCAAACTTCAAGTATTCGTCTTTGTAGTCTTTGTGGAATGTACCGAAAGCGATCTTGTCACCCACGTTTAGACCTTCGGCTTGTGCGTCTGGGCCAACGGCAATGACTGTTCCACGGCTGTCAGCTTCTGCCGATTGGAAGTAAATTGTGCTTTGGATTCGTTGTTCAGGGCGAACAAGGATTTTGTCCCTTAATGGTTGCAAGTTCATTTTGCTTCCTTTGCGGGGCGACCACGTTTCTTGGGAGGCTCAGAAAAAGCACCCGCCTCTTGGACGGGTAGAACATCCTCCTCAGGGACGATGGCAACTAATTCAAATTCACCGCACCATTCGGTGTGATGGCGATTCTGAAATGTGGGGTAGCGTCTGCATTGCCCCATCTGACCTATGTCATTAAAGTAAACACAAGCCTTACAATTCTGTTTAAGCATGGCAAATCCCTCTCATTTGTTGTGCCTAGAAGCCCATTCAGTCGTGCATGACTGTTTGGGTTTCGCTTTTTTAGCGGTACTCTGAACGGGTCTTAGTGTAGCAAATGCCGTCAGTCTTGCCTGTATTGAACAGCTTGTCAGCACCCGTCTTATCTTCTTTACCCATTGCTACGCCACCGACCAATTTGCCCATGCGCTCGCCTGACTTGTCAGAAGAAGTTGCGCCTTTAGGGGCTGTTGCGCCAGTAGTGCTTTTGGCGATTTTAGTGTCCATTTTACCCATGATGTTTCCTTGCAAAGAATTTATGGTTTGACTTTATGTCCAATATGGCACAATGTCAATCACCATTTTAACAGGATTTGTCATGGCTACAAATTCCAAAATTACTGAGATGAAGTCAAAAACCCCTAAAGAGCCTATGCACTATGAAAAAGTGTCTGAGCATCGTGAGGAAATGAAACGCATCGCTGCTGTTGAAAAAGAACTGAAGCGCCATGAGTCGTTGGGCATGGACAAGGCTCACAAGGGTAAGTGAGGGATTGGCACTTCGGTAGGCCATCTGTCGCCAAGTGCCTCCACCGTTGCTTTGTGGGCTTTTAACCACATTTCTTTGCGTTCGTCCTTTGACAAATGCGCCCCTTGGTCTATTTCGTAATGGCACTTTAAGCATAAAGCCGCTACTAGGTTGTCATCAGCCTTAATGCCTCGACCTTTGCCACCACCCCAATTTGAGTGAGCCGCTTGTATCCCGTAGGATTCACCACAGCATTGGCAATCTAGGTTTGCCACCATTTTCAGTAGCTTTTGGCTTCTGACGTAATTGTGTTTGGGGAACATCATGCTTGTTCCCTTGCTCGGATACGCTCCATCACCTTCTTGGCAAAAAGCATTTCGGGCGTGTTATGCCCCGACCTTGGGATGTGCATTTGAATGTCCACAATACACGCCTCACGCTCATGCTGTGCTACTGAATTAGCAAAACGCACAAGTTCTTCGGTAACGATTACCCAAAAACCATTTTGCTCGGGGTCTACCTTGTCTTTGTCGCATGATGCTCTAAGCATCTCAATTATTTCTTCTTGTGTCATGCTTCAATCCCTTTGTCTGCCATCCAAGCCAAGAGCCATTCAATAAACTCTGAGCCTTCTTCTTTGGTAAATTTGTGGCTTTGCAACCCTAGTTGAACTACTCGTTGACCATCTAGACTTGGCGCTACTTTGCTGATCTTGCGTCCTGTTTCATTAGCCCATTGATCAATCAATAAGCGCTTCCAATCCTCTGGCGACCATTCTGAACCAACCGCTTTCATAGCCTTTGCCACTTGGTCAATTAAGGCGTGAAACATATCGTTTTGGTCTGTGCTTCGTGTGGTTTTCTTGATTTCTAGACGCAGTTCTTTGCCTGATTGCAAGGTTTCCTTGATCTTAGGCCACAGGGTTTTCAAAACTGTCTGGGCTTGCTCGCTGTTGTGTAGCGTGACGATCATTAGAACTGCCTCAAAAAATAGACAACAAGCGACCAAAACGCTACCAATAACGAAAAGATCAATGTCCATGTTCTTTTGTTGCTCATCACAACCCCATTTGTTTTAGAGCCGCCTGTAAGCCCGCCAAACCGCCTACCCGTTGGTCATTGATAAAGATTTGGGGCATTTGCTTGGCATCAGGGTAAGCAAACATAAATGCTTGTCTGACGCTTTCTGTATCCATGTCGTTCTCAATAAACTTTAGCCCTTTAGACTTTAGAAGTTGTTTGGCAGCAACACAGTTGGGGCATTTGCTTTTCGTATAGATAAAGATATTCACGGCAAGCACTCCTTAACGCAAATGTCCACACCGCCTTGGCTTGAGTAAACCTTGGTCACATGGATGTTGATGATTTGCGAATCGTCTTTGTAAACCACCCCGTTTAGCCCATCTTCCACAGATTTCAGGATATTGGATGCGTCAGGCTTCTTAATTGGTTGCTCAGAGCCGTTTAAACACGCCTCCAAGCGTTTTTTTGAGTATGACTTAGGGATTGGCATTCGGATGTATAGATAAAGGCTTACAGGCGTTTCTAGTGGCTCTGAACTTCCCATCGCTTGAATGCCCGCCTCTTTGATCAACGCCTCATAGTTTCGGGTTTTGTCAGGGGTGTAAGTTTGGACAAAGTTTCCACGCTTGGCGTACCTTGCTCTTTGCTTACCTACGGGATCAGCGTCCACGCTAAATGTGGTGATAAAAGTCATTTCTTGTCTTTCTGTTCGTTCATGCGTCTGCGTAAATCGTCAGCGGCTGATTCACCACGCTTTTTCGCTATGTCCATCAATGTTTGTTGCCACCAATATTGCGCTTCGCCCCGCCCCTCCTCCAAGGCTTTCTTGCGGTAGCGTTTGATCCACTCCACAGCTTCTGCGTTCCTCATAATCTCCTGTAAGTTCAAGCGCTCTTGTGATGACAAAGTGGCTAAATTGTTGGCCTTCTCTGACCCGATCAAGGATTCTGTTTGCTTCATGATGTGTCAAAACATTGCCTCCTGTATTTGCTTTACAGGCTCTGGCTCAAATAATTGTGGTTGGGCTACTGCTTGTTCAATGCGTTTGCAAGCAATGTCAAAATACTTTGGCTCACGCTCAATTCCTATAAATTTACGTCCCATTTTTATGGCGGCAACACCAGTCGTACCGCTGCCCATAAATGGATCAAGAATTGTTAATGGTTTATTTTTGCATTGCTCGATGCACCAAAACATCAATTCCAAAGGTTTTTGAGTTGGGTGTTCATCACCCTTATTTTTTTTGTAGTGACAAAATTGACGCAGGGCTTTGTGTTGGCTTGTCCAGGCTAATTCGCCATCAGCAAAGTCACCACCCATGCGTTTTTCCCAATAAAGCCAACCCATAGATGCGGGCAAAAAGTCAGCAAAATAATTTCCACCCCAAATTATTTGAACATCACTTATGTTTTGAATTGCATCAAATATTTTTTTACTAGGCCGTTGGTTGTCCCACCCTAATTTTTCACCATTTGTTCTTTTACTTCCTCTTGTGCGTTGTGCGCCACCATCTTGACCAATTCCATAAGGAGGATCAGTAATCACCGCATCAACCTTGTCCAATGTTGGAAATATGTCCATGCAATCACCCAAATATAGGGTTGCGTTTCCAATTTCTACTTTCATGCTTTGCCCCTTAATTGAGCCAATTTTTGTTTGATGTGTTCAGGCATAGGTGCTGCTTTTTTGCGGTCAGCTTCAATCTTTGCCAATGCGGGGTCAATTAGTGGTTTGGCCTTGATTTCAGGAATGTCAGCGCCATCCCATCGTTGTTGGTTTAAATAAACCTTGGGGGCGGGAATGAATGCCCCGTTGTCTTTTAGCCATGCGGCTGTTGTTGCCATCCATTGAACGTGTTTCAAGATGATGTGCTTCTGGCTGAAATAATAGGATTCAACCCATTTTTTCTTACAAGCTGACTTCTCACCTTTACGAAAACATTTGGGATAAGCCACCCAAAATTCTTCAAAACCTTCGTCTGTCAATGACGGTGTTTTTGGTTGTTCAAAGCCAAATAAGTCCATTGTGTTTTCTTTAGGCATAGGTTCTCCAAGGGTGGATATACCACCTTTCTCCATCACTCTGTTTTGCATAATTCATCTTAATTCGTCTAAATAAAACAAGAGCAACCAAGTGCGCTTGACGGGTTAATTCGCTTATACATCTGGCCTTGTTTCCACCGTTGTACCAAATGCTTTATCAGTCGCTTAACCAACGCTGATCGGCAAGTCAGGGGGTGTGTCCTGTTGTCGGTGTTTCTTGGGTTCAGTCCATGCAGACCATTAGCTAACGCGCCCTGACGGTCAGCCAAAAAGCAAAAAACCCCATAAATCACTCTGCGGTCTTGGCTCTTGGCGAGAGCAACAACAAACGATTGAAACCAATCAAAAGTTCGCCTGTTGTCAGGCAAGACCGCACAGAAATCTATGGGGTTCGCAATTGGTTTCGTTCGCCTGATGCCACTCAGACGATTTGGATTATACATATTTTTATTCTTTTGTGGTGATTGTGTAAAAAAGCCACAAAAAAAGTAAAAGCCACCAATAAAAGTCAGCTTCGCTAACGAACAAAATGAATGCAAAGATGAAAAAAAACAACACAATCATTTGAACCACTCTGGTTTAAGTAATTGCAATTGCCAAACCCTTGCTTGAGGCACAGTTTTCCATTGGGACACAGCCGCCTGGCTAATGCCTAACAGTTTGGCAAGCTCATCTTGTGAGCCTGCTAGTGCAATAAACTTGTGTTTGTCCATAAGGCAGATTGTATATTAGTTAGCTAATAACCCCACAGTTGACTTGGTTATATAAGGTGCGTTATAGTCCACCCATGCCCTGAACTTCTCGGGGTCTATTTAGGAAACCAAATGATTGACTACAAACTCCGCTATTACTTTGATGAATTCGTCACATACGATGACGGTGAAACCTTAGACAAGGTGCGTGTGGGCTATGACTACTACCCACCAGAATTCAATCTGCCTTATGACCACAACACAGCGGCAATCTACGATGTGTTTATCTACGACCAGACTGGTAACGACATTACCTATGACCTCGACAAAGAAAACTCAGACCACATCATGTTTGAAGTCAAGATTCACCACGCTCGTATGTTGAAAGAACAAAATGAAATCTAAGATTATTCAAACCCTGATTGAGTGGACATTGGCAATCGTCATCTTTGGCGGTTGGGGCGTTATGTTGGCTTGGAGAGGCTAAATGATTGACCAACTTAAAGACTATTTCCGCTTGCCATCAGCTAAAGAAATGGCTGCCAAAGAACTTAACGAAGCACAACGCAAGCTACTGGACGCTCTTAGCGCACAGGAATATGCCAAGCGCATGGCTGACTATCACTCAGACCGAATCAAACGCCTTACGGCCTATTTAAAGGAAGAAGCATGACAATCGCAAACTTACTGGCGTTGAACGTCAACGAACACACAGAAAAGAAAGCCAACCTGACCTATCTGTCATGGGCTTGGGCATGGGCTGAAGCACTTAAAGCCGATCCAAAGGCTACCTTTAAAGTCGAAATGTTTGGCGACAAATGTTTTATGGACATTAACGGCACAGCAATGGTCTGGGTCACGGTCACGATCTTTGACAAGCCAATGACTTGCCAATTACCCGTCATGGATCACCGCAACAAAGCCATTCAGAACCCAGACGCTTTCCAAGTCAACACCGCAATCATGCGTTGCATGACCAAAGCACTTAGCTTGCATGGCCTTGGGTTATACATCTACAACGGTGACGATCTGCCATCTTTTATAGAGCCTGAGTCAACCATTGAGCCTGACAGCATGACAGAACTGTTTGCCGCCATTGACAACGCCACAACACAAGACGAACTTAAGGTTGCCTACAAAGTAGCTTATGCCGCTTGTGATGGTGACAAGGCTTGGCAGATCAAAGTCATCGCTGCCAAAGACAAAGCAAAGGCAAAACTGTGATGTGGCCTTTCCCACCATTCCCAAACCCACAGGACACAGGGACAAAGCGCCCTAAGTTCAACCCAGAAAATTATGAGGACGCACCACTATGATTGAAATGATGGATCAAGGCTCAGAAGAATGGTTCACCATTCGCATTGGTAAGGTCACAGCATCCCGTGTGGCTGATGTGATCGCTAAAACCAAGTCTGGTTACTCAGCAAGCCGTGACAACTACATGGCTCAGTTGGTGTGTGAACGCCTAACGGGTCAAAAGGCTGAGGGTTTTACCAACGCTGCCATGCAACACGGCACAGAAACAGAGCCACTTGCCAGAGCCGCTTATGAGGCGCTTAAAGACGTTTTAGTTGATGAAGTAGGGTTTGTGCCTCACCCATCAATTCAAATGGCGGGTGCGTCCCCTGATGGGCTTGTAGGGGATGATGGACTGTTGGAAATCAAATGCCCCAACACAGCCACGCACATTGACACGCTGTTGTCTGAAACTGTGCCAACAAAATACTACACCCAGATGCAATTCCAATTGGCTTGCACAGGGCGTGAATGGTGTGACTTTGTGTCCTTTGACAATCGTCTGCCACAAGAACTTCAATTGTTTGTGAAGCGAGTCCCACGGGATGAAACTTACATCAGACTAATGGAAGCCGAAATTGTCCAATTTATTGCTGAACTGGATGACAAGATCAACAAACTTATGAAAGTCAAAAATGTCTAAACTTTATGAAATCACCATTGTGTCGGGTAAGTACACCAACAAAGATGGTCAAGAGAAATCACGCTACCAAACCATTGGCTCGGTCATTGAAACCAAGAACGGCCCAATGCTGAAACTTGACAACATCCCACTCGTTGAGGGCGGTTGGTCAGGATGGGCTTACATGAACACACCCAAGCCCAAAGAAGAATACAAGGGTTTGCCAAAGGACGATGACTTAGAGTTTTGATCAACGGGGGAAAGTGGCGCTTAAGCGGACGAAACATGAGTACCCCACCAACAAGGAGAAATCATGGACTATAAAGAAACATTTAAACGCATTTTTGCCATGCCCGAATTCCCAAGAGTTAGGGCAAATGATCCTCTCACCTCTTTTGAGGCAGCAGAATCCATCAAGGAA